CCAGCCACTCTTTGATCTTGTCGTCATACCGCTCGACGGTGTAGCGCGGCGCGGTGGCGAGATAGATGGTGTCGCTGGCGAACGGCGCGTCATTCGACAGTTCGAAGCGGTTGTTCGGCGTGTCGAAATCCTCATTGTCAAACCGATACCATGGGCCCTTGGGGTCCACCGCCCAGCAGATGCGCCACTGGCTGTAGTTGTAGTTGCCGGGCGACCGCCGCAGGAGGAAGATTGTCGGGCTCTTGCCCGCAACGCCGCGCAACCGCGCCATGAAGGTGCGCCGGCCCCATCCGGGCGTAGTGATCGGTTCGCGCTCGGCGAGATACACCCAGCTCTGATCGCCCGCGATGGCCGACGAAGGATCATAATCGCCGCCGTCGAAGTCCCGATCCAGCGTCACATCGCCGAAAGAGACGAACTCTGGCAAATCGTCGCGATGCACGAACTTCTGACCCGGCGTCGCATCGGACAGGTAGTAATAGTCATGCGCCTGCCGCTGTTCCGGCGACAGCGCGGTGGCCTCGGCGACAGTAAGCCTGCGCGGAACGACGATGTCGAATTCCTCGCGAAACACCTTCGCCGCGATGACGCGGTCGGTCTCAATCGACCCTGCACCCGAACCGCCGGCACCGCCCGCCGCCTCCAGATCGGCGACGCGCCCCACCAGCCCGGCGATCTCGGAGGAAAGCCGCTCCTTCGGCAGGCACAGAAAAACCATCGGATCGGTCATGTAGATGCGAGACGCCTCGGCCGTCGCATCCTTGACGTGGATGACCCGCCCGCACCGCGCGGTCGCAGGCGCGATGCCGACCCGCGCCGAGCAGGGCACCTCGCCGGCACTGGCGCCGGAGCGCACGCCAAGCTCGACAGGATCGCCCACCGGCACAGTACCGGCCGGGTCGGAATACCATTGCCATGCTGCCGACATCGACACCGCCGTTGACCCGGCATACCAGCCCAGACGCGTGCTCACCCAATATTCCTGCCCAGCCTCCACCGGCGTCGGCGCATGCGTCACCTCGATTCTCGCCGTCGATAGTTCGGTGGCGAGCAGATACTCGGCGACGCGGGTGGCGTTGGCTACGCCCCGCGCGATGCTGCCGCCGACCGTCGAATACAGAGAAATGCTCGTGCAGTTCGGGTCAGGATGCAGGTTCGGCCCCAGCAACCCGCGCCCGAGCGCCGGGCTGATAACGGCGCGAGCCTGAAGCTCCGACGACCCGACGCTGCTGAGCGAGGCAAGTGCGCCAAGCATGTCGATCGTGACGTCTTCCCGCCATGTCGACCAGACGCCGGCCGCATCCCGCGACCTTCGCCATGCGCGCGGCGCTGTGGACGAGTGCAGATAGGCAAGCTGCGTCGCGCGCGGCGGGTTGGCCTGGAGATGCAGCAGCATCAGATTGCCAGACGAGATCGGCGTGCCAATCGTCGCGCCGACCGTGCCGGAAGCACGATAGAAGCCGATCCGGTCGATGACATCCCAATCGAGCGCCGTCTCTGCGTTTTTAAGCAGGATGGCGTTGGTCACGGCCTCCGGATCAATATCTGCCGTCCCGACCGTATCCTTCCCCGCCAACGCGCCGTCGGCAGTCACCAGATCGCCCACGCGCGTCCAGCCTGCCGGTGATGCCGACCAGCGATACTCGCCCTTGTTCGGCACGGTCTCGCTCGTCACCGGATCGGTATGCGTGCCTTCCCCGGCCGTCACTCTGCCGGGCTGGAGCTCGACCGTGCCAGCCTCGCCAGACAGCACCGCCCAGCTTTCAGCCACGCGATAGCCTTGGCCGGCTGCCTCGATGCGGTCGGAGAGTTCATCGATGACTGTCGTGTCAGCCTTGCCGTCGATCTCGCGGACCATTTCCTCGGCCAGCAGGAGCGCATCGCCCATGGCTGCGCCCCGAGGCCGGCCCTGCGCGTCAGTGGGCGCATAAACATCAGCGGGCGTCTTAGTGTACGGCATTGATACATCTCCAGATGCAAAGCGTCAGCCGTCGTCGCCTCGCGAGGATCGACGGGCCGTTTCCAGATTTTCGAAGGTGCAGGCTGCTAGCCGGCGGGCGGCGGTGTCAGCGTGATAATGTTGGACGAGGCGCTTTCGGTGCCGTCAGACGCGAGCGATATCGCCCGCACGTCGGTCTGTGTGCCGCCTATAACGACAGGATATTCATCAGTGACGTGATGCGGCCGGGCGCTCTCGGCCGCGACATCTATCCACGGGCCAACGCCCATGATCGTATAGTCGCGCTTCTGGATTTTTGTCGCGACCACATTCAGGCTATCGCCCGTGACGGCGAAGAAGGTGTTTTCGGGTTCCGGAGCTGGCTCCAGCACCGGCGCCACGGGTGCGGTGTTGTCGATCGCTACCGGCCGAACCGAGAGCGACTCCGACCAATAGGAGCCTTCCTCGTCGCTGTTGAAGAACCGGACCCGAAAGTCAGCGTCGAGACCTTCGTAGTCGGCCGGCGCGTAGGCGAGCCATGTGTTCGTCGGGATGGGATTGGGAAAGCCGGGTTCAATCACCCGTTCTTCCGTCATCGACGCCCATGGCAGAGGATTGCCGTCCGAGAACGTCCGCCTCGTCGCCTCGGCCACCGTGCCGCCGGTCACGCCGGTGAACCTGATCCTGATTTCTCGCGTGGTGTCGGGATACTCGACCTGAACGTACTCGACTGGCGCGGCAGGGGTGTCGAGGTCGCTTTCGTATTCGAACGCCGGCAGAACAGGCGGAGGCATGGCTTCCATCGTCGCCGGGTTCCACTCCACCTGAAGCTCTGCCGGAACCACCGTCACGGGAATCTCGCAGGTGCAATCTGCCTGGTCGGTTCTGACCGGACCTTTCCGGCATTTCAGGCTGACCGGCGCGCCATCCTCGCCGACATCAGGCACCTGAATGGTGACAACCCGCTTGCCCCATGTCGCAAGCCCGGCCATCGTCGTTTTGATGAGGCCGCTTTCAGCGCGCGCCTCGTAGAACATCCGTCGAGCGATGCGTGATGCCTGATGGACGTTGTCGCAGAACGGCAACCGGACACGCCGCTCCTGATCACCATAGACGTCAATGTCGTGAGCCACCCTCGCCCACCCGACGCCGCTCAGATCGCCCTCGGCAATCTCGTACATCCGTTCAGGCGCGAAATATTCAAGCGTGCAGACGTTAGGCCGCTTCGCCCCCTCGGGCCCGGCGGAAAGGTCGTGGTCGATATAGGGCGAGGCGATGCCGTCCTGCTCGCGGCTCCACGGCATGACGAGTTCGGTCGCCGGGTCGTCTTCCAGCCATGCGAAGGTGTATTTGCCGTCCTCGGTCTCGCGCAGTTCCAGCCCGGCCGAGTCCAGCATTTCGAGCACGATGTCCGTGGTGAGCGGACCTTCCCATCCGCCGGAGAGAGTGCAGCGCGGCGCAGTTCCGCCGACGACCGGCACAAGCGTATCGGCCTCGTCGGCACGCGCGGCGATGTCGGCCCAATCGAGCATGGCGCTAGACCAGCCCGGAAGGCGGCTGATCCAGTGCGCGCACCACAAGACGCCGTTGCGCGTCCACGCGGTCTCGTCGGTGCGAGGGTCGTAGGCGCGTCCAACGCGGGCCAGTATCTTGACCGGCTTCACGCCCCCGGTCAGCAGCCGAGGGAAGCGCGGACTCCCTGTCCCCGGATTGATGAATGTCAGCAGCGTCTGGCCGATACCGGCGACGCGGTGATCATCGGTCCACAAGGTCGGGAAATCGGCCTTGAGCTGCGGCCACGCGGTTTCCGAGCCATCACCCGGCTTGGTGCGCAGATAGAGGTTCGATCCGCCGGTTCTGGCGAAGGGCGGGCTCGAAACGGCCCCGTCCTCCTCGACCGTGATCGAGCGGCCATCGTAGAAATATTCTTCCACCGCATCGATCGGCCCGAAGCAGTGCAGAACCAGCCGCTGAATGTTGTAGCCGGCCGTGTTACCGAAACCGATCTTGCCCTCCATCATCACGCGACCGAAGGCGTAGCGTCCGTGTCCTTCGGCGCCCTTGCTCGTGTTCTTCAAGGTATTGGGATTGGCGGCCGGTTGGCGCGCCAGCGCATAGCTGGCAGCCTGTAATCCGATGTACGCGCCCGCAAGCGCGATATTACCCAGGAAGGCAGCGCTCACGGTAGGTAGCAGCGGGCCAAGCCCAAGCGACAGAAACCCACCAATGATAATGCTACCAATCGACACGGGATCGGCATAGGCATGCGCTGTCATAGCCAGCAGCGAGGCGCTGGCCATTATCACCGTCTTCAATTTCATGGCTAGACCTGCCAGACCTTCAGAAGCAGAGGGATTTCCAGGACCTCGCCATCGACGCGCCGCAGGGTACTGCTCGGCACATGATGGACGCGAACGCCCATCTCGGCCCGGCGCATGATGACTTGGCCCGGAAGAAAGATGCCGCCGACCGGTCCATGAACGGTCTGGATGATACCGACATCGCCGATCTCTGGCCCGCCAACGCGCATCTTCAGGCCGAGTTGAGCCGCGACGTGGTTCCAGATGTTGACGAGACCGCCCCACGCCTCGATCTGCTCATGCGCCTCTTCCTTGGTGGAATAGTCGGGCCAATCGAACGTCTTGCCCGTCGCCTCGGATACCCAGCGGGCAGGCAGCATCGAGCAGTCATCGACGCCCCACTCACACGGCTTGCCCTTCAACTCCTCGGCAACGGCGCGCAGCCGATCCCCTCGCTCCCGGACTTCCTTCGCCGTCAGACTCATGGCTTGTAGACCTCGACGATGTCGGCCGAGATGTAGTCGAGGCCTTTGTCGCCCGGATACCGCTGGCGCTGTCCCGTAGGCGACCACATCGAGCCCATAGTCGGGAAGTTCAGCCCCTCGAACTCCCCGATGATTTTGAGCGAAATCGCCCGCACGACAGGGCCGTTGATAACGAGTCGGGGCGCGGTCAGACGCCCCTGCATCATCCTGCGAAACATGACGACAGGCTCGCCGGTCTCGGCGTCGAAGGTCGCGAAGTAGAGATCGCAGGCGCTGCCCTCGATGGCGTGGCGGTCATCCCAGATCGATTTCAGGAACTCGCGGTTCGCCCCGGACATGACGACATCGACGGCGGGCGCCTGCCCGAAATACGACTCCTCCACCGCACCAAAGCCGACGAGCTGGCCGCCGAACGGGTCGGATACCCCTTCCCATTCTTGGCCGCCGGCCTCGACCGGCCCCATCCCGGTATGCAGCCGGCGTTCCCCCGAAGGAAAGTCGACATGCGCGAACCACGCAGGCTGGATATAGAGGCGAGATAACGCCTCGAAATCAGCAGGTGCAAACGTTGTCATTTCGGACGCCCTTGCATAGCATGCGGCGGCATGGGAGGCACCTCATGCGGTATATTGTTCTGCTTGCGGTCGGGCTGCTCGGCGGGTGCGCTCAGACCCCCGGCACTGGTACCGGCGCTATAATCGGGCCCTTGCCGGCGGCTGGGATCGTCCAGACTTCGGCGGACAGCGCCAAGATTCAAATCGTCGATGTTCCGCCGCCAGGCTCCGTTGAGATAGGCACAGTCGAGGGCCTGTCATGTCGTAACAGCGCGCTCGATCCCGCGCCGACCGAAGAGAAAGCCAATGCCCAGATTCGGGAGAAGGCCATGGCAATGGGAGCGACAGGCGCTGCTCGTATCCGCTATGAACGTGGCGGCACCAGCTTCGTCACCAATTGCTGGTCTACGGTCAAGGCAACCGGCATCGCTTTTCGTCATCCAGCGAACTGACGCCTGACATACGGATCGATCACCTCGACGAGATCGACCGAGAACTCGTCGGTGACGGCAAGCCCTCGCCGCGGCGGCAAGACGCCCGGCCGTGGTCGCATGACGATGACCGGATGCAGAGTAGCGAAATCATCTGTCGTCAGTGCTTTGCGCAGGCACGGCCAGATCCGATACCAACCATCGCCGCGCTCCTCGGTCACCGTATAAAGGCCGAAGTGTAACGGGTAGAACCCGAACCACGAGCCGAGTGGCAGGCGATGCCCCCAATGTTCGTCCGCCAGTCGGATAAGGTGCGAGCCGTATGCCGCCGGTGCCGCGATCTTGACCGTCGGCGCCGTCGGTTCCCACCCCTTCCCGTTCGACCACGGCTTTCCGTTCGACCAGTTGACGTCCTTCAGCCCCCGCCAGCCGAGGCGTGCGGGGACATCAAGGCCGGCATCACGCGGCGAGATCATGTCCGGGTCGAACACAGGCAGCCGGAAGGCATTGGCCCCGCCATGGACGCCGATCATCCGACCTCGCTGCGTCAGCGCACCAAGCCCAGCCTTATGATTGAACTCGACATTGAGCGCGACGACATCCCCAACACCCGCATAGACCTGTTCCGAACCGTCCTGCGCTGTGTTCGACCCCGAGTTTCGGGCCATCGGCCCTGAGATCGGCGTAAGGGCCGTGATGCCCGCATCGCTGAGAGAGATCAGGCGTGCCATCAGACCCCGCCTCCGGGTGAGATTGTACGCGTGCGCCGGGTGCGGCCCGTGTCCATGGCCCCGAGTGCCATTGAGGGGACGGCGCGCGCCACCTGCGCGCCCATCTTCGCGCTCGAACTATCCGCGATCCCGTGCACAACGCCCCCATCATCGACGAAGACGCCGCGGACGAGGATTTCCTGAACGTAGTCGCGCTCCTTCATCCGAGACGCAGATGCCGAAAGCGCGCTGATTGTGCGGTCGGTCTGGCCGCTGGTCAGTACGGTCTCGTGCTTTTTGACGAGTGCCATCATCTCGTCGTGCTTGGCGCGAGGGGCGCCGATGTTGCCGCCGCCGTGGAAGACGCCAGCGAAGGGAGCGCCGGTCGGGAATTGGACGACATTGCCGGTTTTCCCGACCGTGCCGCCGCCGTGGAAGGAGACCCCCAAGAGGCCGCCCATGAGGCTCTGGAAGATACCGCCGCCGAACAGCCCCTTCCCGCCGCCAGCGACATTCAAGCTGTTCATCAGCTTCAGGACGACCGGAATCAGGTCGAGGAGCGCATCTTTCCAATCCTTCGAGCCGTCAATAAGCCCGCGCAGCAGATCGCCGGCTGAAGCCGCTGCATCCTTCCATGCCTCTTGGCTTTCTTTCGCTTCCTTGAGGGCCATGGCCTCTGCCACGTGGGCATCGACCTTTTCGTGAATCAGCCGGATTTGCTCTTCCGAAATGCCGGCGTTCTGCCAGTCCTGATCGCCTTTGCGGCGTGCTTCTTCCCTCGCTTGCTTTAGCGCCTCCTGCTCGAGCTTCAGCGCCTCTTGTCGACGAAGTTGCTCGGCGTAGGACAGATTGAGAGCGTTTCGCTCCTCAATGAGCGCCTGCGTGCGATCCTGAAGCGCTTGCAGCATATTATCGAAGCGGTCATCGGCGGTTTTGCGCGGGGCCGGCGTCTTCTTCGGCGTCTTGAAGCTCTCGCGCTGGGCAATGTTGGCGAGTGCTACGTCCCTTATGGAACTCTCCGGCAGATACGCCTCGCGACGCTCCAGTTCCTTGCGGACCCGGCTCATCTCGTCGGCGAGTTCCTTTTCGGCCTTTGTCATCGAGGCCAAACGCATGGCCTGGCGCTCATATGCCTCGCCTCGCGTCTGCATGTCGCCAAGCGCCTTCATCGAGGCGTCTTCGGCGGCGCGGACCTCGCCGTAGTTGATGCGGATATTGACTACGGTGCCGTCGAGGCGAGCCAGATCGTTCTCCAGCCGGCGCGCGGCCTCGCTGCCTGCATCGAGAAGCGGGGCGATCTCGTCGAGCGTGGCAAGCAGCGGATCAAGGTCTTTGTGCCGATTGGCGATCTGCTGAAGTTCTTCGCGGAACTCCTGTGTGAACCCGCCGGCCTCTCGGACAGCCTCGATGATCTCTAGAAACCGCTCGAAATCGGCCAGTTGCGTCGTCATCGCCTCCGGCACATTGAGCCCGGCGCGCTCAAGGGACGCGATAGAATCCGACAGGCGGAGAATGTCGCCGCTCACCTCTTTGATGATCGCGTCGAAATTGTTGAGCTTGCCGGTCAGCCGATCCCACAAGTTCCCGTGTTGGATACGGTCGAGTTCGACATTGACCTTCGCAAGCTCTTCGCGGAGCCTCGTCGTGTTCCCGGTCTTGATCGCCTCGTCGATCTCGCCCGCCTTGTTCTTGGCATCCTCGGCAAGGAGGCCCGCGTCCCGGAGACCCTGTATCCAGTCTGCGGTCGCGGCGTCGGCGTTCGACATCGCGCTGCCGATCATGGCTACTGAGCCAAGAATAGCGAGGAGCGCCGCGCCGGGGGCGCCGCCTACCAGCCCGAGAAGGAACCCACCTGTACGCTGCGCGGCGCTCAACGCCACAGCGCGAGCTGTCGCTCTTGATGCCGCAGCCCCGTACTGCTCGGTGGCTGCTGTTAGGGCTTTCTGAGAAGCTGCGTTCGCGAGGTTGGCCTTGTAGAGCGCCTGCGAAGCCCTGTGTCGGGTCTTTTCGGTGGCAACGCCCTGGGTGACGGTGTTGTAGTACGCCTTCGCGCTGGCGAGCCTTGTGGCGTTCGCGGCAGCCTCGGCTTGAGCGGCTTTCAATGACTCCTGTGCCGCAAGCTTGGACTGAGCGCGTGCCTTCGCCGTTTCTGTCGTAACCGCCCGGATGCCGCCTGCAATGGAAGACATCGCCCGGCCGCCGAGGGCAGAGACCATTGCGATGCCGAGAAGCGACAGCGCGGTCGCCACGTCTCCAACGTTCTCGGCCAACATGTTGAGCGTGCCAACGATAATCAGCGACGCAGCATCCGCCTGCTTGGAATCCATCGCGTACTTGGTGACGGCGTTACCGACGCGCGTCCAAGCCTGCTCGATGGTAGAGGTCGTCTTCGCGAAGGCCGCATCGATCTCATCCGATGCCCCGATGATGGCTCTCGTGACGACATCCGCGGTCAACTGGCCGGCATGCGCCATCTCGCGCAGCTTGCCGATGGTGACGCCGAGATGCTTTGCCATGCCCTGAAGCAAAACAGGGGCGTTCTCAGCCACCGACCGGAACTCGTCGCCGCTGAAGCGGTTGGACGCGATGCCCTGCGAAAGCTGGACGGCGCCGCCCCACGCCTCGGCCGTGGTCGCTCCACCGACGGCGAACGCCTTCTGCACCGTCTCCGTCATCCGAAGCAGGTCTTTCTGCTTCATGTTCAGGTGCTCGACCGCGCGTGCGGTGCGGGCGTAGATCGTCACGGTGCCGTCGAAAGACGATCGGGACCGCTGGGCGACTTCATAGAGCGCCTGCTGGGTATCCTTCAGGTCGTTGGCGTCGGTTGTGACTGTGCGAAGCTGGTTGCTGAGACGGTGGGCACCATCCACGGTTCGGATCATGCCTGCCGCAATAGCCGCTGGGAATAGACCGCCCACGGCGACGCCAGCCGCAAGAGCGACACCTTGAAGCTGATTGATCGCCGTTCCGGCGCGCAGGGCACTGAGCGTGAGACTCGTCATACCCCGCGTGTTGATGTTGCCCATCGAGCGGTTGAGCCCGCCAATAGAGCGGTCGATACCGGCAACGCTGCGGGAGACGGACGCGCCAGTGCGATCAACGGCGCCCGCGAACGCATTGAGCCCAGCCATGCCCGGCCCAAGCTGCGTCGAAAGCAGAACATTGATCGAGCCGACGCGGGCCGCGGTGGAGACCATGGGCTACGTGCTTTCTGCGGATGGAGCAGACCGGATGCGCTCAACAACCTCGCGAAACGAGGGCGGCTTGTTCTCGCGGGTCAGCTTTTCCAGTTTGGGGATCGTCTTCGCTCGTTGGAGCTTGGCGTTGAGCCAGGCGACGGTGATCGCCTGCTTGAAATCCTGGGCCTCTTTCTCCGATCTCGCCTTGGCGATGCGGAAAATCTCGTGAGGCGTCAGTTCCCAGACGGTGGTTGGGTCGAGGCCATATGTGTCAGCAGCTTGAAGAGCCCGCTCGACAACGCTTCGTCGAAAGGGACACCATTCTCTTCCGCCGCCTCCTTGGCTCGCTTCAGGTTCTCGGCATCCTGCTTCTTGCGAGCCTCGACGGCCTCCTCGACAAGCTGGGCGTGTGTCTTGCCGAGCCACGACTTCGAGATCGCGTCCATGATCGGCTGGTATACGCAGGCGAGATCGAAATCCTCGCGCTGGGTGAGGTCGTGGAAGAACTCCTCGTCGTCGCCGACCTTCTCGACCTCGCCCTTGCTGTTCCGCTTGCGCAGGCCGATGGCGAGAATCTTCGTCAGATCAGGGAAAGCGCGATCAACGCACGCCTGCTCCATGTCGTTGAAAAAGTCCCGGCCGTACTCCGCCTCCAAGGCGGCAATGTCGGCCAGGGTGAAGGCGATGAAGTAGCCCTTCCCGATTTCAGGGATGGCTACTTCGCCTTTGAGAGGATTCACGGCCACAGATCACCTCACGGGATCGGCGTGTAGGTGTCGGCGCCGGTCTTCTTCAGCGTCACCGTCATCTGCATCACGCCCTGAACCGGGAACGAGCGGGTGACGCCCATTACGAGGGCCGAGAAGTTGTAGGTTTCCGTCTCGCCGGGAGCGACGATCTGGAAATCCAGCACTTCGCCGATCTTGCCGCGCAGTCCTGTGGCACGGTTATGCGTCGCGTGGCCGGGCAGATAGTTGACCGGGAAGCTGATCTCGGCGCCGTCCTTGAGCCCAGCGATGTACTCGCGGCGACTATTGGGCGACTGATGGTTCGTGACCTCGACGAGTTCGATGGTGTCACCATCCTCGAAATCGCCAACCTCGCCGATCTCGACAAAGCTCTGCGGGCTCCCGCCGTCGCCCATTCGCAACTTGGTGCCGTAGCCAAGCTGCGCCTCACTGTTCGGATTTGCCATGTTCCTGTCCTTTCACGAAAAAGCCCGGCGCGATGGCCGGGCGTCGGGCTTCCGATTGCTGGGGATGTCAGTCCGCCAAACCTTCCTCGTCGGCGTACTTGACCTGCTTGCACTGGTGGACTTTGGCGTCCTGCTCCTTGAACGTCGTCGCGAGGCACTTCGGACATTCCCACATCGGCTTGCCCGCCCACCGCTTCTCGATCATGCCGCCTACACCGGGCACGTCGGCCGCGGTGAGGCGCTTCTTCTTCTCCGGCTCCGGCATGTCCTTCGGCTTCACGGCCGGCGTGGATCGGCGACGCTTGGGCCTCTCCTCGGCTGGCGCAAAGGCGTCCGCGATCGTTTCCGTAACCTGCGCCATTTTCTCCGGGGACATTCCCATCGCGTCGGCAGCCTTCATGGTGCGCTCGAACACCTCGAACTTCTCCGGCAGCGCGGAGACGGGCTTGTCGTCCTCGGTCATGTCGTTCTCCGATAGTAGGCGGTGTACTCGCTGATATGGCGGAAGACGTTGGGGCCGGGCTCGAAGTCAGCAGCGGTGTTGAACCTCTCTGATAATTGCACCCAGCAACCGCTCAGCGTCCCGGTCCAGTTCTCCAGCGCCGCGACGACGGCATCTCCAAGCGGCAAGGCTGTCTCGGCGTTTGCGCAGCGGCACGTCACCCGAATGTGCGCATCCAGAAGGCCGACCGGCCCTTGGTGGGTGTAATCCTGCCCCTCTTCGACCAACTCCAACAGGATGTGAGGGTGAAGCGAATTTTGCGCCACCACGGCGACATGTATGCCGCCTTTCAGCTTCGTCGCGACCGCCGGCGCCGCCAGAAGCCGCGCCTTGTAGGCCGCGAGGATCATCATGTCATTTGCCCCGGTAGGCTACTGCGCGGGCATGCTGCATGATGCCCTTGCCGAGTTCATCGACCATGATCTTGACGGCCTGATCATCGTGCGCTTCAAATGCCGGCGTCAGGAATGGTTTGGCCCGCGCGCCGGGGTGCATCCGCCCGCGCTTAGGTTGCCAGTGGGGCGCAGTTCCGAATTCGACGAGTGCAGATATTCCAATGCCCCTACCCGACGCCGCGATAACCCACTGACTGAGCGACGTCGTGCCTCGCAGCTTCCGGATGACGAGGGACCGGCTCAAAACCCCGCGCTTGTAGCTCTTGTTCTTGCGCAGGTTGGCCTTGGCTGCGCGCAGGATCGGCGCCATCGCTTTCCGAGACGCTTTACCAACGACTCCCTGCGGCAGTCGGGCGAGCTTGCGGATGGCAGCGGCCGTCTGTCGGTGCCCTGTGACTTTCGACATTACATCGCTGTCCTGACGACTTCCCACGCCTCGCCAGACGTGATTTCCTGCAAAGTCCATTGCGTCCACGCCATGCGGCGGAACCATTCATTCCGATCCGGCGTCACAAGCGCCTGGCTGACGTGATGCGAGGTGACATCCCAAGCCATCGCACCCTCATCGACCGTGATCGCCGGGATGCCCGCCAGAACCGCATCGACGGTCGCATTCGAGTTGTAGGCGATGACGCATGCCGCCTCGGACAGATCGCGCTCCAGCGTTCCCTTGGAAACCATGTACGACGGCACCGGAAACTGCTGCCCTCGCCGCACTGCTTCTGGATGTGGCCGGAACCGCACATCGACGCCCATGCGGTCCAGTTCATCGATCGTGTCCTTCAGCCATTCGAGATAGTTGACCGTCAGGAGAGACTGGTCGCCGAGCACCTGCCCAGCGATCAGGTGATAGCCGTCGAACCGTTCCCATTCTTTCGCGAGGCCGCCGTGGCTGGACCAGAACCGCTGGCCCTCATCTTGAGGCTCTGGGAACCGGGCGCGGTTGTTGAGGCCATCCCAGCCCAGCGATGTCCAAATTCCCATACGATCGCCGATATACCCGCGTTCCATGACGAGGATCGGCTTATCGAACCCAGCCTCGCGCAGCCGGCGCCCTACCCGCCATCCCCAGATCACAGCAAGGTCTGCGCCGGCCTCTGGCATGTTCGAGAACGTCGATGTGTGAACGCCATGGCGCTGGAAACCGTGGAGCATTGCGCTTGCATGCCCGCTCATTCCGCGCGGCGAGTGATAAACGGCTGCCCTCATTTGAAGATGACACCGATGCCCATCGTTGAACCTTCGCCGACAAGCTCGACGTGCTCGTGCTCAACCTTCAGTTCTGCCCAGAGGTGCGGCACCTCGACAGCATTGCCGTGGACCTTTTCGGCCTCGCCATGCCCCACGATGTCGTGGAACGCGATCAGCGGGGCGAACCGGGCATAGTTCTCCCAATCCGCCTTGACGCCGGCATAGCGATGATCGCCGTCGATCAGCGCCGCGTCGTATGGCCCCTCGACCATGACAAGCTGACGGATGCCGGCCGACCTGCTGTCGCCGAAGATGCAGCGGGCATCGTAACCGCGGCCGCGCAGGTCAGCGCAGGCTGCCTCCAGATGCTTCCGGCTTTTGTCTGTGCCCCACATCCCGCCCGGAAGATCGACGGCGACGCCCTTCGACCCCTCCGGCAGCGCCATCATGATCTCGAAGAACGTGTCGCCGTGCCGGGCGCCGATCTCCAGATACCGCGTCACCTGCCGGGCGCGAAGAAGGTCGATGAACGAGCGCAACTCGAACTCGTTCTGGCTGGCCCGGCGGCCGGATCGTGTCTCAAGCAAGATGTTGCTCCAGATTGCAGGCTGGCAGCCATGTGATCGTCGAGGTCGGCGAAGCGTTCAGAACCTCCACGCCCAGCCCGCCCAGCGCGTCGGTCAGGGTGCGGAAGTGCCGTCGCCACGTTTCAGTATCGGAGCACATATCCATCCGGCCTTGGTGGAGGCCGAACCAGTGATCCCGCGCGCCGCCGTCCGAGAAGTCCATTCCCACGATGATGATCGTCTTCGCACCCAACTGCGCCGCGACATGCACCGCCTGATAGCCCGAGTTCGAACCGTGGCGAACATTGCCGGGCACCGGGTCGAAACCGTCGGGGCCGGTATCGTTGAGGTTCTGGACGTCGTACCGCCCGAGAGGGTTCCTCGATATCTTGATGCGCCGGAACGCCGAGAGACCGTGGTGGTGATCCCACCATTTGGCGTCCGACGACAAAAGTATATCTGCGAACCAGCACGGATAGACTGCATCCGAAACGGCGATCACGCGGCACCGGCCGAGCGCATGTGCGATGCCAATCGTGCGAACCTGCGCCAGCGTCAGCGACGGCCCGCCAGCGACGACAACCGCAGTCTCGCCCTCCCATACCCTTCCCGGTGCGAACAGCATGGCTACTGCGGAACGTTCGGGTCCAGATCGCCGTAGCGCAGCGGGTTGAGGTTGGCCTGGATCATCACGTCGTCCATGCCGTCGAGATTGGGCATCACCGCAAGGATGTCGAAGACCAGCGAATCCGCGCGGATGCCGTGTGGCCCGTAGTCGTGGGTGTCGTTGAAGACGATGCGTTGCGTCTCGTTGATGCCCTCAAGCTCAAGGAAATCGCCGCGCAGGGTGTGCGACACGACACTCTGAAGCTCGTCGCCTTTGAACACCTCTCTCCCGCGATTGGGCTGGATGCTCATCCAGACCTGCCGATATTCCGCCCATGTCACGATGTCGTTCAGCGGGCCGGGGATCGTGACCTTGTGCTGGATCAGGACGAGGTTGGGCGCCTTGCTGGACGGAAACATCACCACCCACCGTTCAGATCAGTGCCGTTCGGGACGCGAAGCTCCTTCGTAAGCTGGTCCACCCCGAATGAAATCTTCTTCTCGACCTGCATTATCCGGGGTTCTTGATAGGTCGCGGCGCGCGACTCGACCCACGATGCTGCCAGCAGGTATGACGCTTGACGAAGCGCGGCCGGAACTTTCTCGGGATCATCTGCCCCGACGACGTATTCGATCTCCATCGTGCCGGCTTGCTCGACCAACCCGGTGTCGATCGTCGGGAGCATCCGGTCGATGCGGACACGATCGTCAGGATCAGAAAGAACCTGCTCAGTTCCGCCTGTGACAGCATATTTGACCGACGTGATCGACTTCAGCGGCGGGCGAGGAAGCTGGACGGACGGGAGGATGCGGCGCAGACGCAGCACATAGGTCTGCTCCATGAGCGAGAGGTTCGTCCGCTTCTCGACATACTCATCGGCCGCGCGAATCCAGAACTCGATCAGATCGTCCTCCGACCCGTGCCTGATCCGTTTCCCCGCCTTCACGAGGTCGACGCTGATCGAGGTCTTTGTGGCCGGCGTTTTCAGCGTCAGATCCATTTCGACCTCGATCCAGATAGTCGCCCTGTCGGATCATGCGATCCGAATAGCGTGCGTTACGCCCCGGCATCGGCCTGCGGAGCCTCTGCCTCGCCATCGGCCGGCGCAGTCGCGGCTTCGAGAGCCTTTTCGATCTCAGCGGCCAGACGCGCGGCACCCCAGCGGGAGTCGGCGTCCTTGCCGGTCAACTCCTTGAACTCGGCGCGGAGGCTGTCGGTGGCCGAGCCGGGAAGAACCCGTTGATCGTCGGGAAGGCTGCCGCCCTTCTTGCCGTCGCTGTCGTGATCGAGCGGATCACGCTGCGGCGTGAACTTGCGGGAGGTCATTTCCGGGCCTCCCTGCGCCCCGGCATCGGCCTGCGGAGCGGTCTGGCCGGGCAGCACAGCCATACCCTTCTTCACGAGCGCCTTGGCGATCTCGGGAAGGAAGCCGGCCTTTTCGCCCGCGACATTCGAGCCGTAAGGCTGCGCAAGCGTCACGACGACCACGCCATTCTTGTTCGGAGCGAACGGGTTGCTCATGTTCTTCGTCCTTGTTTCGGGGAGAGGCGGGCGGCACGGATGCCGCCCGCTGTCATCTCGTCAGGCTCAGGCCGGCGGATTGTCGTACCAGTCGAGGCCGGTGATGTTCACCACGGCGCCGGGATGACGGACATCCGCGTCGTGGTGCATGATCGCGCGAACCAGCGTAACGTTGCGCTGGAAGGCCGAGTACATCACGCCGCCGACCTTGTAGGACGCCTCTTCGGAGACGCGGAAGGACAGCCCGGTCGCCTCACCGAACAGCACATGGCTGAAGTCGATGAGGTGGATGTCGGTTTCGTCGCCGCCGGTGCCGAGGTTCGCCGGCATCATCGTAGTCTCGTAGACCGGCTTGCTGCGCAGGCGCGGGCCGCTGCCTTCACCGGGGCCGTAGTTGACCTCGGGATAGACACGGTTTCCGTTGCCGTCGCGGAGGCCGGAGAGCCAGATGCGGGTGCGCGGGTGCATGATCCATGCGGCGCGACGTCCGTGAATCTTGCGATTGCGCATTTCGGTCTCAGCCTTGGCCAGGGTGGCCTCGACGCGCTGGATCGTCTCGATCGGCGTACCGCCAACGCCCCAGCCCGCGAAGGACGGAACGCCAGCGATGCGGGTGATGCCGAGCGGACGGTTGGACTGGCCGTCGCCACGAAGCAGGGCAAGGTCCATGTTCTCGCCCAGCGCACCGCGGATGTCGTCCTCAATGAACGACTGCATGTCGCCGACCGACCACGAGAGCAGTTCGTTCGATGCAGGCACGAGAACCGACAGGCGCTTGGCCTGGAGGTTCACATCCCGGAACGTCTGCTGCTCGACGCCGATGTCCGACGCTTCCGCCCCGTAGCCACCGACCACGCCGCTGTCGCCGGCGGGAATGGTGAAGTTGCCATTGGGCAGACGGATGCGGCGAGGATTGCCAGCCAGGAATGCCGAGTCTTCCCGGAGGATTTCGATGATCTCGCTGGCGAGCGGCGTCGGAACGGCGTAGCCGCCGTCGGCCGGAGTGGTCGACACCAGCTCCTTGACGAAAGTGCCATAGCCGTTCTTCTCCAACTCCTCGTGGGGAGTGGAGCGGTTCTGGTGAGCCTTGATGATCGACGTCAGCGCGAGGCCCAGCTTTTCGACCGGCTTGAGCTTGCGCTCGACGGCCGCCGGAACGGTGCTGGTTTCGGTCTCATCGACAGGCTGCGCCGCCGCCTTCACCGCATTCTCGGCGCGCTCGGCCAGCGCGATCTTGGCATTGATGCCATCGATCTCGTCCAGCGCCTTCTGGAGCGCGTCGGTGTCTTCCTGCGTAGCGCCGTCGGCGAACGCCTTGGTCTGGAGGTCGCTCAGGCCCTTGGTCTTATCCGCGAGAGCCTTGCGAAGTTCGGCGAGAGTCATATCTCGGTCCTTTCTTCATGAAAAAACCCGCCTCAGTGGGCGGGTCGGATGGTGATCCTCGCGGATCGTGGATCGGGTCGCCCCGATGGCTTACGCGGCCTCGACGGCCGCGATCTTGGCAAGACGCTCTTTCAGCGCCTTCTGGACTTCGGGGTCGGCAGGGACCGGAGCGGGTTCCGGCTCGGGCTCGGACGCCTTAAACAGGCCGCGGATGCCCTCGACGAGCTTCGTCAGCGCACCCTTCCGCTCGGGCTCGTTGATCTCCTGCACCTTCGGCTCGAAATCCTTCAGGAACTCCTCGACGTTGAGTTCCAGTTCCTGCACGACAGGATCGACCTCGGGCTCGGCCGGCTCGGCGGATAGCTCGACAGTGCCGGCGACGACGGCATCAGCCGCCTTCTCCATGCGCTCGGCAATCTTTTCCAGACGGTCGAGCGACTTCTCGTCGAGTTCGATTTTCGTGGTGAGGATGGAGGTCTTGTCGCCTGTGGCGTCCTTGTGCGCGGCCTCAAGTTCCGAGCGCGGGACGATCAGGCCGGCCGCCGTTCGGGTATAGGTGTCCAGCACCTCTTCGAGGAAATCCTTGGCGAGCATGTTGCCCTCCTTGATCGAC